GTATTGCTGACAATCCTGAAGAATGGAAAGCCCGTACCAAAGCATGCCGTGAAATTGCTTATAAGTTTAATGATATTGAAGTTCTTGGTCCAAAATTCTTAGATTTTGTATTGACAAAAGGCAAAAGACATGATAAGATAGATTTTATAGATAGGATTTCAAGTTACTTCCCAAGTGCTCGTGAACGTCGCGAAAACGGAGAAATTATTATTTCAACTCCTGGAAGTGTTCTACTTGAAAAGCCTTTCACTCTTGTTGATGGAAGACAAAATGAAATTAAAGAACCCAAGCAAGTTGGTGCTACAATTGAAGGATTTTTCTAATGTATCATAAACGTATCGTTGTAGACTTTGACGACACCTTAGCGTTCCATGAAAACAGAAATTTTGATGACGCCGTTCCTAATGATGATTTGATTAAAAAGACAAATCAGTTATTTGATGAAGGATGGCAAATTGATATTTTTACTGCTCGTGGATCTATTTCATGTAAAACNCGTGAAGAAGCACGCCTTAANTATGAAGCTGGTATTGTAGCCTGGCTTGATAAGTATGATGTTCAATATAATTCGCTTTCATTTGATAAACCATTGGCAGCTTACTATATTGATGATAAGGGTATTACTCCTGAAGCTTTTCTTGATGTTAATATTCGAGAGCTTGAAGGCGGCTTGTCTGGAACAGAAATCTTTACTGATGGTAAAGTTGTACATAAGCAAGATTCAAATGCTCATGATACTAACACTTGGTTTAATGAAGCATTCTTTGTTGGTATTAATGTTCCAATAATTCATCGTATTGTTGGTGAAACTATTACTATGGATTATATCGATCATGACGAACAATTCTTTATGAAAGATTTCCATGTTGCTTTGGGTATGATCCAAACACAACTTCAAAGAATGAAAGGCCTTGAAGCATTAGATGAACTAAAATATCAATCGTATATCAATCGCATTAAAGACCATGCGGTAGCTTCAGGCCAAGTAGAATTAATTAATAATGCCGACGTATTGGAAACGTTTGATTTAAAAAGATCGTTTTCGCACGGTGATTTTGGCATTAAGAATATGTTATTTAAAGATCATGAGCTATATTTGATTGATCCAATTTGTAATGTATTTGGCTGTACTGAACTTGACGTAGCAAAGTTCTGTGCTAGTTTGTATATCAACCAATATCATAAAGAGTATATTCTAAAATCTATTGATATCTTGGCTGCCGCAAACGATATAAATAAACCTATGTTACTAGCACTTATACGTGCTGAAATTACACGTGTATATAAGTACCATCCTGACAAATCTTTTATTATGGAATGTTTTGAAAATGTTTACTAACAAATCTGAAATCGCGAGAAAAGTTGGAAAGCCGGTTGATGAAATCCGGATTGGATTTACCTGTTCAACTTTTGATATGCTGCACGCTGGCCATATTGTAATGTTACAAGAGTCTAAAGAGCAGTGCGATTATCTTATTTGTGGTTTACTAACCGATCCAACTATAGATCGACCTGAAACCAAAAACAAACCAGTACAAACTCCGTTTGAGCGTTATGTTCAATTGGCAGGGTGCCGGTTTGTTGACGAAGTAATTCCATTTAATACCGAACAAGAACTTGTCGATATGATTTTGACTATTCAACCACATATTAGAATTGTGGGAGAAGAGTATAAAGGTACGGATCATACAGGTGTTGGTTTATGCCCAATATATTATAACAAACGCAAGCATTCTTTTTCGTCGTCGGACTTGAGAAATCGCGTTATCGAATCCTCGAAAGGTAACAAATGACCATTACTCATGCATCTATAGTTCCACTTATTGGAGGTGAAACCATTGGCTCGGCAAATGCCTTTGGTGCACCTCCAATTCATTTTATGTCGTACGAAGCTTTTGCTGCTAATGACAGTCACATTTTAAATTACTACGATAATCAAATTCCTTATTATGTTTTAGATAAAGATATGGCACCACCATTAAATGAAAGAGCTGATGTTGTATCTTCAGTTTGTCCATGNGCTGGATTATCAACCATGTCGATGGGTTATGGTGACGACAATCCAAACAATCAATGGATGAAAGAAACAGCTAATTATATCCTTGGNGAATATAAACCAAAAGTATTTTGGGGAGAGAATGCTCCAGGATTTGCTGGTAAAATTGGTAAAACAGTTCGTGAAGAATTGAGAAGCATTGGTAAGAAAAACGGATATACAATGTCTGTATATAGAACTAAATCCCTATTACATGGATCGCCGCAGGTTCGTGAGAGATCATTCTATTTTTTCTGGAAAGGTAATAGAACACCGCTTCTAGGTTACTTCAATAAACCTCATACACCCATTGAAGAAGTAATCCGTGGAGTTAAATCTAACTTCCAAACTGATGTAATCAATCATAAAAAGAAACCAACAGACAATCCATACTATAAGTTCATCTTAGAACATATTCATGGTGGACGTTCTCATAAAGAACACGCGGCTTTGATTGAACCAACATCAGCTCGTGGTGCTTGTGTTTATAGTTATATTGAACAGCAAGGCTATAGTTATTTACAAGTAGCTGATTGGATGGCTGAAAACGGATATGAACGTGAAGTAGAAAAGTGTAAATACAAACATGCTAAACTTGAATCAGGTAAAAGCATTATGCGACGTGGTGTAACAATTCCAAAAGATCGTATTGGAGCCTTTGTTGGTCATTATCCTTTAATGCTTGCACATCCTGATGAAGATCGCTTTATTAATTATCGTGAAGCTATGACAATCATGGGATTGCCTGAAGATTTTGAGTTAGTAAATGCTAACCCAAAAAATGCTAATCATATTTGTCAGAATGTTCCAGTACAAACCGCGACTGACATGGCAACTGAAGTTAAAAAATATTTGAATAATGAGTTAATAACCGTTGACACGGACTACATTATGCAGTATAATCATAGACAAGAAGCGCAATACACCGAACGCGGTGCAACTTTAGAGGCATTTTTATGAGTACGCATTTTATTATTGATTTTGAAACTATTGGGCAATGCGCTCGAGAAGTACCAGCAATTGATTGCTCGTATACTACTTTTGAGTGGGAACGATTTACTGAAAATCCATATTCTTTTAAAGAATTAGTACTTGGCATGGAACAAGCTAAGTTTGATATTAAAGATCAAATTGTTAATCATGGATGCAAATATAATGAACGCGATTTGCAATGGTGGTTAGATCAACCGCCGGCTCTACGTCAAAATATGAAACCATCGGCAGATGATCTTAACGCAGCTCAATTTATAGAAAAACTAATTACATATTTGCGGCTTTCCGAGGTTGATTGTTGGTGGTCACGGTCAAATTCATTCGATCCAGTAATTTTAGAACGTATTGCTCAGAATGCGGGAAAAGCATCGTTGCTTGGTGATTATCTCAAGTGGTGGCTAGTGCGCGACACTCGAACATTTATTGATGCAAAGTTTGATTTTAATGTACCAGGCGGAAAGAACGCGTTTATTCCTGTGTCTAATATAGAAAAGTGGGAATACAATTTTAAACCACACGATAGTAAACATGATGTTGCGGCGGATATTCTACGGTTGCAAGCCATCGCAAGAGCAGAAGCAGATTTGGAGCAAGTTGAAATATGAGTAAAATAGAAATATCAATCGAGAAACTAAGAGAGTATAAAATCTTTGTTGGAACTCCGATGTATGGTGGCCAATGCTCTGGTTCATACACTAAGTCTTGTACTGACTTAGCTATGGTTTGCGCAGCAAATGGTATTACCGTTAGGTTTTACTACCTATTTAATGAGAGCTTAATTCAAAGAGCTCGTAACTATATTGTTGACGAGTTTCTTAGATCTGATTGTACACACCTTTTGTTTATTGACGCAGACATTGGTTTTAATCCAAAGGATGTGTTTGGTCTTATTGCTGTACATAACCAAGATCCAGAAAAATATAACGTTGTTACTGGACCATATCCTAAGAAAACTATTGCATGGGAAAAGGTAACGACTGCAGTTAAATCTGGTAAGGCTGATGAGAATCCATTTGAGCTTGAAAACTATACAGCTGATTACGTTTTTAATCCTGTTAATAGGCAATCATCATTTGAAATTACATCACCACTTGAGGTTGGAGAAGCTGGTACAGGCTTCATGCTAATCCCACGTGATACGTTTACCAAGTTTAAAGAGAAGACACCGCATTTGGCTTATAAACCAGATCATGCACGTACAGAACATTTTGATGGTTCAACTATGATCCATGCATATTTTGACTGTGTCATTGATCCTAAGTCAAAGCGTTACTTATCTGAGGATTATTTCTTTTGTAATGCCGCTCGATCTTTTGGCATGAAAATTTGGATGTGTCCTTGGATACAACTACAGCACATTGGATCCTANGTTTTTAAAGGTTCTCTTGGTCACATTGGATCTCTCGGTATGTCAGCTACCGCAGATAAAACCAGTAATAAAAAGAATTACAAAAAAAGTGTTGACAAAAAGCGTAAAAAGTGATACTATGTATAAATACAATATTGAAGGAGCTATATAATGAAATTCAGTGAACGTACTCTTACGATTCTAAAAAGTTTTTCGACCATTAACAAATCAATCCTAATGAAGGAAGGTAATGTTCTTAAAACTGTAACACCAGAAAAAACCCTAGTTGCAACTGCGACTATCCCAGATCAAATCCCATCACAAGCATGTGTATATGATTTGTCTCGGTTTTTATCCATCCTCGGTCTATATAAAGACCCAGATGTGGAATTCCATGATAAGTATTTTATCATTCAAAACGGCAAACAACGTACCAAATACGTTTATGCTGACATCTCCATGATCCATGCGGCTCCTGAAAAAGACATTCAGTTGCCATCAGCTGATGTTGAAGTTGCTGTATCATGGGAAGATCTTCAATCAGTACTTAAAGCTGCTGGAGTTCTTCAATTCTCGGAAGTTGCTTTCGTTGGTCAAGAAGGTAAAATTTACTTGAAAGCTATTGACGGCAATAACGATAACTCTGATGATTATGGTGTTGAGATCGGCACTACATCTGATGAATTTAAGATTATTATCAAAACTGATAATCTTAAGCTTTTGCCTCAGGATTACCAAGTTACTCTATGCGCAAAGGGTATCTCTGAGTTTAAAAGCGAAGGTGTCACATACTTTGTGGCAATTGATACTAAGTCGACTTACAAAAAAGGAAATGAATAATGGCTGATAATCAGACACAAACCCCAGA